ATTTATTGCAAAAAATCGCACAAAAAGCAAGAGATAATTAATAATTAAAAGATAAAAACAAGATGATATATAAAATTCAACCAAATAAAGAAATTAAAAAAGAACACAAATGCACCTGCGGCTTAAAATTTGAAATAGGCAAAGCACCTCAAAAATCCCTCAATTATAAATGTTCCGATTGTCACCAACGATTCTGGATGTGTACGACTGACAATTCATTTCGGGTTGGTATTATAAAGGAACGATTCTAATGCAAGCAGTCGTAAAACTTAAAGATTTTCCAGACAGAAAGATTTTAGCATTAGATCAAGGCACAACTACGGGTTGGGCTTATGGAGTGAAAGATTCAGAGTTTGGCTCTAAAACCTTTAATGATGAAATAAATGTTCAACGTTGGATTTCTTATTGTAAATGGCTAGATCAAAAAGTTAAGAGTGTTGCACCAGTGGCTCTCGTTACAGAGAAACCTTTTTTTCGTGGAAGAAGTTCAGATTATCTCGTTGCTTTTGCCAACATGAGTAAAGTCGTAGCTCATAAAAACGAGGTTGCACATCTTGAAGTGCATGGAATGACTATTAAACGTCATGCAGGAGTTTCAAAAGGCAAGTTAATTAAACAAGCATTGGCTAAAGGTTGGAATGTAAAGAATGACCATGAAGCGGATGCTTTATTCTTATTAGATTTTGTTAGAAAAAATGGAGAAATATCTTATGGAAATTAATAAGCAGCGATTTAACACCACTAGAGAATGGATTTTAAATGAAGCAGAAAAAAAAGTCTTAGGCAATGAATATGGAGTTCCAAATAAATTCTTTGACTCTTTTGCAAAACTTTTTAACTGGAGATTTGGATTAGACCTAACAGCATCTCAAGCTAGTGAAATTCTTCTTTTAATGAAAATAGCACGTTTGAAGTCCGATCCCACAAATGCAGACACTCATATTGATATAGCAGGTTACGCCAGTTGTTTGGCTGAGGTGAAAGGTATTAAAGAAAAATGACTCCATGGAAAATACATAAAGTGAGCCATTTATCACCATCACAAATTAATAGTATTAGGGAATGTGCTAATCATTGGATTTTACAAAGACTGGCTAATGTTATGCCACCTTTCCAAGGTAATGCAGCCACAAATAGAGGTAATGCTGTTGAAGCAGCTATTACAAAAAAGATATTTAATGAAAATAAATCCGATGAGGAATGTATAGAAGCTGGATTAAAATCTTTTGATGCAAACATGGCATTAATTCCTGATGAGAATAGGGAGAAGGAACGAGAAAATATTCCACTAATGTACCAGCAGTTGAAGCAGCCATTGTTGGACTATGGAACTCCTTTAAAAGCTAATAATCCAAGAAACCAACATGGCATAAGTCTACAGTTAAATAAGTTACCTCTAATAAAAGGGTATTTAGACTTTTATTACCAGCATATGGATACCATTGTTGATATTAAGACTACAACTCGACTTCCTTCCGGCATAACTCCTTCTCATGCAATACAAGGTGCTGTTTATGCAAAAGCAACAGGTTATAGAGTTGTATTTGCTTATGTAACTCCAAAGAAATTTGCCTTTTATGAATTAGAAAATATTGATAATTGGCTCAACGAAATTCGTGGAACATTGTCACGAATTGAAAAGCTGCTGTCGCTGTCTAATGATCCGATGGAAGTAGCTCAATATATAATTCCCAATTACTCATCATGGTCATGGAAAGACAAACAAGTCCGAGAAATTGGGAAAAAATACAATGGATATTAAACATTAAATAGAAAGAGTAAATAAAATGAATACGTTGAATCTAGGTATAAGTAGTAGTGGGAACTTCAACCCATATATTAAAGTTAATGCAAAAGACGGAACCATCTCTAAGAGAGTAGATGGTGAAGATCAATTTATTGAACCTACTGAATTTTCAGGTTTGATGGATTTTAACAGGATTAAAACAGGACAATTCGATTTTCAAACTTCTCCACCTGTAAAGATTTATGATGAAGCTTTAGATAAACCACAAGCGGATATTGGTGGCGGCTTTAAACGTGGATTTTGTGTGTTGGTACATTCTCCTGATGTAATGGGTGGCACATTTGAATTTAGTTCTACTTCAGCATATGTCAAAAGAGCTATAGGTGCTTTATATGCTGAATGGGAAAACAAAAAGACTTCTGAACTTCCTGTTGTAAAAATGAGAAGCATAAAAGAAGAAAAATCATCTCATGGAAAGGTGTATGTTCCAGACTTTTATATTGATGGTTATTTTGCATCTCCACCAGAACTCCTTGAAATAGAGATTGATTTACCTGCTCAAGAACCACAGGCAACTCCCATTCCTAATGGTTCAGGTGCGGTAAGTCAGCAATCAAGTGGGGTTAATACTCCTCTACCTCATACGGTTGCACCCCAACCTAGTGAACAAAATTCTACTAAAAAGAATTTTTAACGGGTTGGCACGCAAAGTTTCTTCCTTTCGTTGCGTGAAAAAATAGTCTGAGGGTAGGTTTTTGGTTCCTCCCGTTTCCTACCCTTAGACTTTAAAAAACTGGAACATACATGAAGCCGAATGCAGACATAATTTATGAATCTTTTAACACTCTTTATAAGGATATTAATTCTGAGGGTTTGTTAGAAATATCTGCTACTAATAAAAAGGGATCTCCTATTATATCAAATTTATTTCAGTTAAACGAGTTGGAGCAGGCAACAGATTATGCTGTTGCACAAAATGAAAAAGAGTTTGTGAATACATATTTTGGAGTTGCTTTAAGAAATCCAGATACAAATAGATTAAAGAGATCTAAAGATGCTGATGTTATGGAATGCTATCATCTCTTTTTAGATTTAGATGATGATGGTGCTATAGAAAAAGCTAAAAAGATTTATACATCGAATGATTTAAAACCGGCATTAACCTGTACGACTGGAACAATACCTTATTTGAGAGGGCAAACGTATTGGTATTTAGAAGAACCTATAAAAGATAAAGAATTATTCAAACAATGTAATTCAGTGTTAGCCAATACTTTAGGTGGTGATCCTAGTATAACGAATATCTCTCGTTTAATGCGTGTGGCTGGAAGTATAGCTTGGGGTATTAAAAAGGGTAGGGAACATGAGCTGACACAATTAAATTATTATCCTGAAAGACATAGACTTATAACACCTGATGAAATTCTGAGAAAATTTAAAGAACCTGATAAAAAAAATATTGTTTCAACCCTTAATCCCATATCAAACAGCTTAAACATCGATAAGACGCTTCAGAATGTAAGAGATGGTGCTTGGCATACGAATGTGAGGGATGTAGTCGCTTCGATGGTTTCTCGGCAATATACAGACGATGAAATTAAAAAACACCTCAAAGATTATTGTAATGAGGGTGAAAATGATCCTGATTTATTAAAATTAATCAATTCTGCTAGAGAAAAATTTAATGTTCCAGAGTCAGCTATTGGTGAATTATTAAAGCTGGATGATGATATTTATGAAACAGATAGTGAGCCAATTAAAGCTAAAGACCTTAATTTAAATGAAGTACCTGAACGAGAGTGGTTGATGCAAGACTGGATTCCATCACATTCTGTTACTTCTTTATATGGAGATGGTGGTGTTGGAAAAACATTATTAGCACAAGAATTAGCTATTGCAGTTGCTACTAAAAGGAAATTTGCAGGGTTAGACGTTGAACATGGAAAGGTACTAGGTGTTTTTTGTGAAGATGATATTGACGAATTACATTTAAGACAATCTAAACTAGAAAAGTATTTTGATACGTTACCGTTAAGAATTGGTATAGAGAACTTCTATCTATGGGCGAGAGTTGGTTTTGATAATCTCTTGGTCAATTATGTTATGGGTAAGCCGCAAACAACTAAATTTTATGAACGATTAAATCAAGTAGTTTCAAAGATTAAACCAAAACTATTAATATTAGATACAGCTTCCGATTTGTTTGGCGGCAATGAGATTGATAGAACACAAGTCAACTACTTTGTTAAGGCTGTTTTAGGTTCTTTTTGTGTAAAGCATAAAGTTACTGTGCTGCTTCTGGCACATCCATCACAAACAGGAAGGAATACTGGTACAGGTGAAGCAGGTTCTACTGCATGGAATAATGCTGTTCGTTCTAGGTTATACTTGCAACGTGTTAAAGATGGTGAAGAATTTGAACGTGTCTTAACTCGTAAAAAAGCTAATTATGCTACTGCTTCCGAAGAAGATAAGCTTGATTTCTTCTTTGTGGAGGGAGCTTTATTAACATCTCCCGAACTACCAGAAGAATATGTTCATTTAGCGGATAATGAATTACTGGCTGATAGAATAGAAGAAATAGTTGATGTAGCTGAACAAGACCGTAATGCATTTCAATATGGCTATAATGGTCTCACTTTACTTAATGGAGTGATGGATCATTTAAAAGTCCACTATGAAAAAGTTAGTAGAAGTCGTGTAAAAAATATCATCGATGGATTGTTCTCCGATGGTCGTATTAAGAAGAAAAATGATAAAGGAAAACGATGGATTGGTGTACCAAAATGATAACATACAAGTGTTTCTCTAAGTGTTGGTATGTGTTGGTGATTTTTAATGTGTTGGGAGAAAACCCTTATCCATCAACGATTACAGCCAAACCAACACATACTAAAAATGCTAAGTGTTGGTTGTGTTGGTTTCACTGTTTTGACCTACCTCAAACCCTTACTGATAAACGATTACAGACTACCAACACATTTACCAACACATTCACTCTCTATAGAGAGAGAAAGATGTGTTGTCTTTCTCTCTATAGAGGATTTGAAACATGAAACATTTAGCAGCATTTAAAAATAAGAAAGTTGAAAACAAAACACCTAGCATTGTGCATCGCATCCAAGCTATGGAAATTGCTATGAATACAAAATGGGGTTATCGGCAATTACATAATCTGGTGAATGAAGATTTACGCTATAGATTTAAAGACCAAGATAAGTTGTTTTGGAACTCTTACTTTAAGGGTGAGGGAAATGTTGATGAGGAAGGTGAAAGTTTATTACGTGGGTATAAAGCATTAGATGAATATGCGGAATCTATCAAAGCTCCAAAAGTACAAAAGAATATGGTTGAGGGGTTATTAGATAATGGTGAAGTGTTTTGTGTGATTGCTGATGGAGTAGCGGAAGATCGCTATCCAAAACAAATTACCTTAACGGTAAAAGAAGTTGGAGAGATATTATCGAAGTTAAGTAAACCGGTGCTTGATTTAAAAAGGGAATTATATGGCAGCAGGATTGTTGAAATAAGAGATATAGAAGAAGAAGGCGATTATAATGACCTCCCATTCTAAAAAACATGAACCATTTGAAGTACCAAACCAGTTCGCTATTCAACATGGAAATTATAAATTAGAGGAAACAATTAAAGCGGGGGTAAGGCGGGCAAGGAATAAGAATGTTTTAGTTTTGGATACTTATCTTTCAAAAGAACAAATTACTCAAAATCAATTTGATGCAGGCATTACATTATATTCATTGTGGTTAAGAGCTGGAGGTACGCAAAGAACAATCATAAGTTACGAAAAGGTTCGATATGGAAGAATTGATGATTTAAATGAAAAAAATATATCAGCTAAAAAAAGAATGAATGAAGCATTTAAAATAACAGGAGACCAGTTATCAAGATGTTTATTTGCTGTTTGTTGTATGGGTGAATATGCAAGTGACTGGGCTAATAATAATGATTTATCTAAACGTAGTGGGATTGATGTTCTTAGACTTGGTTTAAATGAGTTATGCAATATCTGGAGAATATAAAATTCCCACATTATTATCATTGAACGACTGACAGTGAGAGTTTACCATATCGTCATAATCTATTTCTTGTGAGTATTCCAAAATGATTTCCATAGATGTTCGGGACAATTTCAAAAGTGTTGAGAAGAATTTAGGTTTCTTAGCTAAAAAGCAATTACCTAGAGCAAGAGTCACAGCAATCAATAGAACTGCTAACGGTGTGAGAACCGAAGCTGTAAAATTTGCAAAAGAATATATAGGCAAGTCGGACATAAAAGTTAAAGAGTTAAGATCTAAAACTCATATTTATAGAGCATCAGTAAAGTATAGACAATATGCAGTCATAACTTTTAGACGAGCAATCTTTCCCTTAAAAAGATTTAAACCAAAACAAACACAAAAAGGTATTGTTGCTTCAGCTTTTGGTCAGACTAAGTTATATCGTGGCACGTTCTTTGCAACTGTAGGAAAAGGTGAACATAAAGGTATCTTTAAAAGAATGAGCAAAGCTAGGTTGCCAATAAAAGAATTATGGGGTTCAGATTTTCAAAAAATTATTTTTAAAAATAAAAAAGTTTTGTCATCAATAAAAAGAAGAATCAAGAAACAACTTCCATTAGAGCTAACTAGGGCATTAAAAGCTATAGCTATGCGTCCTGCTAAGAGATAGAGCTACCAAGGG